AATGTATAGTAAAAAATGGTACGTTTGATAAACTTATCAAACATATAGATTAATCAAAATAGAATTCCACTTCCCAAAGTGGATTGAAAGAATAGAGATTCAGGGTCTCTTGTAAATAGAAGAAGTAGATTGGGTTTCTACCTCTTATTCAAGAGTAACACTAATATCATTTAAAGCAAGTTAATGTACTTATTAATAAAAAACCACTCCTAAAAGTGGTTGTGAAAAAGTAATATATTTTTGACGATTCGACATCGTCTATTTCATTATAAAAAATTTTAAATTGTGTGTAAATACAAAAACCACCCTCATGAGAGAGTGGCTCAAAAAGGATGAAGTTCTGGAGAAACTTCATAAAATATATAATATAATACTCCGCATAGTTGCGCAACACTATTTATTAAAAATCAATAAATTTACTTAAGCTTAAGCTTAATCTTACCAAATAATTCTTTTTCATATTTAATACGCTCTTGTTTATCAGTGATTCTAGCAATTGCACAGTAGAATGAAATTCTTCTCTAAATATAGAAGGTAGCCACATATAATACAGATACATATTCTACTACTTAAGATATTTTTCTCAATAATCCATCAAATATTTGTTTCACTCTACCCTCAGTTACATAAAAAACATTCCCAATTTCTTTGTATGAATAGCCCTCACTTAACAACCAAAATATATAATGCTCTTTATCTGACCCAACTTGTTCTACAATCTCTTCTAATTCATTATAAAGTATCACATCTTCTATATTATTATCGTCATAAAAGTCTGCTTCCACTTGATTATTAAGTTCAAAAAAATCACTTAAATCATTATTACATTCATTTACATCATCATTTTTCTGTACACTATGATAGTTAAGTATAAATCTCTTTAATGTAGCTTTATCATATTTCATTTAGTTATCACATTCCTTACACCACAGTTGTACTTCTATGCTCTCTAACACTGCTGATTGGGTTAAAATGTTTAATTTCATATAAGTCTCTTTGCAACTTATCAATCGTCTCATAAGCCTTTATACGTCCATTAGAACGCATGTAATCCATCACTTCTTTTTGTTCTTGTTTTGTATATTCACTAAGAATTTGCTTTAATAAATTCATTCTTATAACACTATTCTTTTTAAAACGATCTAAATCATCTTGTTTTTGTATAATCCAGATAACTAATTTTTCTAAGGGGTATGACACCGATATAACACCACTCACTTCATCACACACTGTATGACTAATATTTAAATGATAACTTTCATTTATCTGTTCTTGAAGGGAGTATATCTTTTTATTGATAATAGTCGGATTATATTTTATAAGTATTTCATATTCACTTACTTTAGGTTCATCAAAATACAATAATACTGATTCAGCATGTTTTAAAATCATGGCATCCTCCCTATCAAATAGAAATCAGACGCTAACACTTAAGTTAGCATCTATTACTTTATTTTGCTCTAGCTTTAAAGTCAGGATACTTTACTACTGATTTACCCTTTCCTTTTGCAGACAGTAAACCAATTGTTTTATGCCACATGAACGTACTATAAAAACGTTCCGAGTCATAATAGGATTTTTCTCCATTTACAATAGGTTTAACTAGCTCATTAGTTGACTCATAGTTGTTAATTTCACCTATATACTCGTTATTCAATTCAATCTTCGATTGTATTTCTTCAATTTGTGTTTTTAATTTACGATTTTCATCTTCAACTTTTTGAATCACTTCATTAGCCTTTTTATCTTCTTTTTCTGTTAGTTTTTTCAGCTCTTCAATTGAATTAATACCATTAGGCAAATTTAAAACAACTTGACCATTTATATTAGGATTCGTAGCTTTTTCACGTCTTAAATCATCTATTTCATTTACAACATTATCGTATTCATTTACAGTCAGATTGCCATTTTCTAACTTATCAAAAAGAACATTAATTCTTTCTTGATATGAATCTTGTTTTTTTATTCTCTTATTTTGTTCTAGCATGTTTTGTATCAATTTAATATGGATTGGAAAAATATCATTCACATTAGGATTTCCGGTATTTTTTAAAGCCATAATTATCTCTCCTTATTTATATCTGTTATATAATCTTTTAATTTTATTTACTGGATTATTATCTTTTGTTTGATCCATTAAATCATTTACCATATTTTCAAGAACACTTAATTCACGTAAGACATTAGTTAGATACCTACTTTTATTTCTATCAATCGAATCTAATTGTTTAGTATCATCAATTTCTTGTCTAATTTCTCTAATCTTACTCTTCACTTTGTTCCATTCAAAAATATTAATGTTGTTCATTTAAGCCTCTCCTTTGTTATATTTAATTCACCTTGTTAACCATATAGCTTGGTCAGCGCAAGACTGTAAATTTTCCTAACATCTTTTCAACACATTGATTATAAATAGTCCGTAGATGGTTCATTTGTTTCACTCTGTATATTTTCTTTAGGCAATAAATCTGTCAATTGTTTGATTATCCTTTGATATGATTGATCTCGTGTATTATATAAGCGTGCAATAGGTCTTTCTCTTTCATAAGCCGGCACATTTTGAGATTGTTGAAACAAATCGTATTCACCATTCTCTTGAATATCCTTCCACATGTAATTGAGCATCACTCTGTTACGTGCTGCTTGCATAATAAGCCCTTGTGCAACTTTTAATTTCTCATTCGGTAAGTCTTTGTATATCTCTAGCAACCGTTTTTCTTCTTTAGCTACTAACTTCTCACGCTCTTTACGTTGTTCTTCATTTAATTTCATTAATCTACTCCTTTTTCAATATAGGTGGTGAGGGTATAGGGTTATATGCGTAAATTCTTCAAATTCTTGCAAAATCGAGACCACACGCCGTTCTCCTAGTATTCAAATAAGTTTGAATTGATTTGACCCGGGGTACGGTTAACCACCCTACATTTACTTATTTTTCATATCTAAATAACTTTTGTAGTTTATACCTTTTAATACCTTTGCAGATGATTCGCAATATACTAAGTAACGTGCCAACAATTTACTATAAGTCATAACGCAACATCTCCTAATGTAGTAATGCTTTCAAAGTATTGCCTAGTTTTAATTCAACGGGTAACCAACGTATATCTGAATAATCAAATGGATTTGACATTAAAGGTAAGTCTAAATACATACCATGCCTTGCATATGTTGTTACATCTGTTCGTTCTAGTTCAAGTTGTTCTGATGTTAATAGATCCCCAACTATACTAATCACTTCATTACTCCAACCATGCCACAACACTATATTGTTATTGTCTACATGCACGAATGTAAGCTCACCTTGATATTCAAAATGCAATGATTCAAACAGTTCTTCTAAATCAATAAAGGTTACATTGTTATAGTATTTAATATAGTTGATAATATATACTTTCAATTCATCTTTAGACATGTCATTCTCCCTTATGCTTTGACTTTGTTTACATTGTTCTTCACATGTTTAATAGGTGATACATAACCTACCTCTCTTTCGATGTACTGCATTCTGTTACCTATTCGATACTGATACCAATATGCATTACTACGGCTCATCACATTCAATTCGTTTATAAGGAACACTATTGTCTTTATGTCTGCTCGTAAGTAGATAGTCATATTCCCCACACTTGTATAGTTGAGCTTAAGGTTGTATCCCTTTAACCATGAGGTTAATAGTTCCATGTTTAGTTTAGATTGTAGATATGCCTGACCTTTACTTGATAAGCACCAATCACATGTAATGAAATCTATTTCTAAATAGTGATACTTGCCATATGTTTGATAGATGTGACAGATAGGCTTGTTGTTAGCCTTTAATTGATTAATATCTATACGATTAAGTCTTTGTTTATTTAGTACAAATGCTTGAGTTGGTCTCTTGTATATCATTTACATCACCCTTTTTTTCCTTTTAATATATTAGATATTTCTTCAGTCTTGCCATTACCAATTCAAAGTTGCTTGTGTTATATATAGATATAATAAATCGTTAATATCTTTAAAATGGTTCACATGCTAATCATTATTGATTAAATTCAACGTTATTTATTCTTTTTAATATATCCTAAATAATTCTTAGTACGCGCCATTACCAATTCAAAACCACCATGCGAAATTACTTTATAACTTGTGCGTCTATTACTATTGGGTACATAGCTTTCACGCCATGCAACCCACTGATTATCAATATATTCAACATAAACTACTGATACTCTACTGATTGAACAAAAATACATTTCTTCTGATAGTCCAACGATCAATCCTATATTTTTAGCCTGTTTGTCATAATTAATCTCAATATTAGTAGCCTGCACTTCTAACAGTCGCCTCCCAACTTCTCTCATCAAAAACATCACCGTTTTTATTATCCCCAATTAATATTCGCAACGGTTCAATGTCGATGTTACATTGCTTTGCATAACTCACTGCTTTATATAAATCATCGTTTCTGTATTCACTTTCACCATTTACAATACGTTGATATGCTTGTTTGCCTAATCCACCTTTACCAGCACCTAAGTGGTCAAAGTTATGATCTGATAACACTTGTTTCATAGAATACGGTTCCAATACTTGTTGTGTGTAATTGCCACGTTTAGAGAATATACGTTTTTCAAATTCTCCGTTATATTCCGTCACATCTTTTTTATTGTGTTTATAAACCCCTTTTCGTGTCTGACTGTTTGCTAACACAAAATAGTTATTATTATGTGCCTTTATATCTACTGATGGTAAATAATCTATTTTTTGACCGTATTCAACATCATCACGTTTCTTGAATATCATGTGTTTACCACCACTAGGCGTTGTTTGTACTAATGTTTTTTTTGCATTAGTTACGATTTCATCATAAAAAGGAATCACCTTTAAACTCTCAAATCCGTTTTTACCTTCAACATGGTTTACATCAATATCGATACACCACACCCCACGTGTAAGAACACCTAATACATGCGTTTGATGATAAATAATTGAATGATATTCAATGAACTCATCTGTAACTTCTATATCAGCAAAAGTAACACTCGGTTTTTTATACTCATTCAACGGTATAACTTGAATATGTTTTGTTAATAAATATTTTGCTACATGATAACCTGACATTGAATACCTCCTAATTAAGAGTGGCGGTCACCCTCGTTACCTATATTTTTCCTATAGTAGTAAATAATTTTATATTTCACTAAAAACGCTAGAAAATTAAGAGTGACAAGAGTGACTTACTGTTATATCAACTATTACAAGAGTGACTTTAAGAGTAACCGTCACCCTTATAAGAGTGACTTTAATATTTTGATTCAATTAATGAATATGCCATATCAAATAATTCTTGATTACCTATTATATGGACTTTGTAACTTTTACCTTCAATCTTTTTATCATTACTAATCGATACTCCAATTTTCTTCATATCATCCTTAGCCTTTTTATAACGTAAACTTTTATAATCTTGTTCAACTAATCGTTGTAATGTATCATCACCTGCTAGTATAAAACTTTGTGTCCTCAACACCTTAAGCATATTCACCTGTGTTTCAGTCAATTCATCTTCACTAAAATAATGTTTAAGTGTTACATCATTAAATTTAAATTCTCTCCCAATCTCTTTAAGATACTCTAAACTTACAATTAAGAATGAAACGGCAGCTGCTACTGATTTTTTGCCATTTGGTTGCACGAAGTCCCAATATGGTTTGAATACTTGATAACGTTCTTCATCTGTTTCGTTAAGTGGTCTATCTTTGAGTGAAATTTTAATTGTACGTGTCGTATTTGCTGTAATTTCTCCTGTATCCACACTTTCATTTGTATCAAGAATTAACACTGCATTATTTTTAAATGTGAATGCATTTCTACCAATACCACGTCCAGAAATCACTTCACCTGTAGCAATTTTTCTCAATATTCGCATCATTACTTTTGTAATTTCTCCTGTTTCATTTGCATGTGCAATATCTGCACCGTAAAAATTCATCCATTCGTTAGATGCTTCAAAACCACCAGAAATTAAACTGTCGAAATTCACTTTATTAACTTGTAACAATGCATCAAATGTAGTCATAAACAACCCTTTACCCGAACGACCGAAGTCCTTCATTAGCATCCATTTTTCTGCTTGGATAAGTTCCATTTTTCGATACATTGTATATGCATGTACTAGCATTAAGTTATTTTTACTCTTTTCATTTTCAGTTACCAAATCATAGAATTTCTTAGGCGTTTCTAAATTAATATCTGATTCCTTTACATCGTACTTTTTGGCGTATAGTTCATCTGAATTGAGCGTTTTCTTCTTAAACTCTAAATTTTTACAATCATATATCCAATTATTACCTGCAATGGTATACGGAAGGATATTGTAACCATGCTCTACATTTAAGTGTTCTCGATACATTTCAAGCATGACGTCTAAAAAATCGTTTATCTGATGCTTATTATCTACTGGATAATTTAATGCAAAATTAGTTTCGTCTATCACTTCATATGTGTTACTTTTGACAATTAAAAATGAATCTAGTTCATCTGAATAAATCACTTTATCTGATATTAGATCTGCAATAAATCTCGCATAATTGTTAAATGTATCTGCTTTAAAACTTGCTTTCTTTTCATCTTCACCGTTATCATTTTCTATAATTTTAGTGTTTACAATCCCATAAATAACTCCAATTTCTTTTGGAATTATGATATAATCTAAAGTAAGATTACTGATGTAATCACCTATATCGTTCTTTTCACGATGATATAAATTACCTTTATTATTAAAAACTTGTTTATCACTAGAGATAGAAGCGAAATTGATTCGCTTACTAATCTCCTTGATTTTAGATAAACTCGTTGTATTGATATAATCTAAATTTGAATGAAATTCAAAATGTTTTTTATATAGTGTTGTTTCGTCCATACAACCATCCTTTCATTTATGTTATATTCTTGTTAGGTATTTAACTAAATATCTGTGTTTAAGCGTTATCTGTTGAGTTTGCCGACTGTACAGATGCGCTTTTTTCTTGCTTAATATTCGTTTTAATATCATCGTGCATCAATTCAATATCATTTCTTATAGCTAATAAAGTAGACTCAATAATATAATTTTGTTTGATGTTATTATTAATCATTTGATAAGCGATTGATTCATTGCTTTTCATTGCCCATTCCCTATCATTTTTTAACTGTTCATCTTCTGAAACAATATAATCTAAAAGGCTTTGCACCTTGTTTATCAAATCTGCATATTCCACTGTTTCTTCTACTTTTTCTGAATAATTCATTATTCGATTTCCTCCAATATTTTTTTAATTCTTCTATCTTCCAAAGTATCTTTAACTACTAATGATATAAGTGCTAGTGGCGTATATAACGCTAGAGTATTAAATATATCCTGTGTAACAATCCCTACAATAGATGATGTTGTGGCACTAAGTGTGATTAATCCGATAAATATTTTCATTTTGCATTCTCCTTGAATTTCAAATTTTTTAAATCGTTGTTCACAATGTCCATCTGTGAAGTAATGTGATTCATAAATTCATCTACATCAGACTTTTTAAAACGATAAGTACTTCCTACTCTGTAATAGCGCAAACCATTTTTGATTAGTAAATCATCTATAGTCGGTTTTGATAGATTAAGGTAATCTGCTAATTCCTTGTAAGTCAAAAAGTATTTTTCTTTCGCTAATTCTTCTACACGTTCATCAATTGCTTGTTTTAACATTTCACGTGCTTCATCTTCATCAATGCCAATATTAAACATGGTTTATGCCTCCTTTTGTTCAAATATGAATAACTCATCAACATTTACTTGTAAAACTTCCGACATTTTTTTAGCTAATTTTGGACTAGGAACCTTTTTTCCATTGATTATTTGACTTAAATAAGATACTCCAACACCAGTTTCGTTAGATAAGTCTGATAAATTGTATCCTTTTAAAAACATAGCTTTTTTCACTGACGTTTCATTGATCGTAATAGTCATACTCACATCCCCCGATAATTACTATATATTGTTAATTTATTACTATCTTATTAGTAATTATCTAAAGTGTATATTTTAAATTAAGAAGTGTCAAGTATTTTTCACAATAATTCGTTGAATTTTTTACCAACATGTGATAAATTTTATATAATCTTTATTGGAGGGTCTTAAATGATTAAATTTAACTTAAAGAAAGTTATGAAAGAAAAAAAGATGACTCTTAAAGAGTTATCTAGTGAAACTAGTTTATCGATAAATACACTAAGTTTATTATCCACGGGAAAAAGTAAAGGAATTCAGTTTGATACACTAGAAAAACTAATACATGCCCTTGATTGCAACGTAAAAGATTTAATAGTAGTAGATGACGGGTTTAAAACACTAAAAATCATAGATATTGAGAAGTTAAATTATGGTGCATTTACATTTAACAAACAAAAAGATGATCGAATTCATTATTTTAATTGCACGTATAAAGAAAACGAAGAAGATGAGTGTGCAATATTATTATCGATATTATTTTCAAATGAATATATTGAGATAGCTATTTCTGGAGATTTTCCTAAAGAGTTTTTAAAAAGTGGAAAGTATTGTTATAGAAATACTGCTATGGGAGAAATAAAAGACTTTATTACGTTAGACTCTCTTTTTATAACAAAAATCTTAAGAGATTGTTATATCGAATTTGAAGAAATTAAAGAATTATTCATCTTCAAAAACCAACAAATTG